TAATTCCCACTCCTTATATTTTGTCATATCCCCTAAATTAGGCACATTAGGATAATGATGTGCTAAAACTTGTGATGGGAATTTTTCTATTTCACTAAATGCTATTGGATTCCATCCCATGTGATGCCAGGCTACAGTTGCCGCTTCTATGCCGGAGCATACTGATAAGTAGTTCAAGCCTGCTCCTCTAGCTGTTTAATCTTATTGCTGATCCTGGCTCTCCATTGCTGCCAACCCTCGCCTGCATAAGCTGGGCAACCAATCTCGCCTGCTTTTCGTATAGTTAATTCCTCTGAGCTATACCAAGGCAGCTCAGGCTTTTTATTTTGCTTTGGAGCTTCTATTACGATCTCATCCTCAAACCTGTACTGGTTCAGCCAAGTAGCTAGATGCGGTATGTACGCAAGTTGCGTATCCTGCGTTTTCCAGTAAGTAATATGGTTAGGCATGACGGCTATTGCCAATGCCTGCTCTGTTTTCGTTAGGCGCTCAAAACTCTTTTGCGCTACTCGCTTTGCTACCTTTCTAGGATACATCCCCCACAACTCGTCAAAACTCATATAAGCCCCCACTTAGATAATTGAGTAGTTACAAATAATACAATGCCTGCAAAGTAAAAAGCAACTGCTACGATCTCTACAGTAAACAAAGCCATATCGTCTTGAGCGAATCCAGCAATGGCCCATAATGTTGATCCTATAAAACCTATTACGATGTTTGCTGGGTAAATGTTAAGTGCGGTTAGCAATATGCCAAACAAACAAAGTAGAGTGCCAGACCACTTTAGCGTTTTCATTTTTTCTTGGCTTTCTTTAGGTCTGCCCTATGTAGCTCCATAACCGCATCAGCTTGCTTGGCAACTTTGTCCTCGATCTGCTCAATCATATCCTTGATGGCCCACAATGCACCACTATAAGGGTCTTGCACATCTTCTGCTACTAGTTCAATCATATCTCGCACATTAGCTAGTTTGTAAGATAGTTCCTCTATTTCGTTTGCTGCAATCCATAAGCTCATTTTTCTTGTGCCTTTCTTAATATTGCTCTAGCAAACTTTAAAAAATAATCTTCAAAATCACGCACCTTAAAAGTATTGTCAAAGACTTCTGCGATTTCCTCATCTGTTAGTTCTATTACTGGATGGGTATAGAGTGGGATAAGGTCATCTACTGGGAAAGAACTATTCTTATCAAAGTAATGCCCATTACCATCTGTCCACGCTACTGGTTCATGGTTCATTAGTGACTCCCATAGTTTGTGTACACAGTAAGGCTATCTATCCGCATCTGCATCTCTCTAATCTTTAGCTCTTGCGCTCTTAGCATTTCTGCGGCCTCTACTAATGCGTAGATAGCGTTGCTAAACTGCAATGCGCTTTCTAGCTCGTCTGCTAACTCCATAGCCGTTTTGCCAATCTCTACTTCTCCAGCAAACGGAATAAACTCAGTTGCCATTACTGCCTCCTAATGCTTTTATAGCCTTCATGCTTAACAATATTTTGTCTAAGCCGTTTTCAGAACGAATACCAATTAACTTTAATTTGTCTGATGTGTAGCACGAGCCGTCATCTCGATATAGGCTGCCGGTAACGCTATCCATCATTAGTTTTTTATTGTTTGGGTCTGTAGCGATTTGAACTGGGGTAACAATGATCTCGCCCTCGTTTAGTATGCCTCTAAGCAATATGCGGTCTACTAACCATTTTTTGCGTAGGTCTTTGTTTGCCCAGGAAGGGAAGCAAGATGTGGCTTGAGCGCACATACCGTCTGTAGATACTCGTATTCTTTTCATAAATTTAATACTAATCTACAAATCTACATTGGCGCAAGCGTTTTTTGATGTGTACAAAAAGTCGGCTTTTCTATACATATGCCGACAATATGTATATTTTATGGGCGAACTATATCATCGGATGATATACATTGTATATACGATTAAAGACATCTTTAATAAAAATTGTCTTATTAAGATATACAAATATCGGACAACGATGTCCTATTTTTGCATGGTTTTTTATTGATATTTCATGCACTTGAAGGTATATAAAAAGTTTCCTGATCGGTGCATTTGTGAGAAAAAGTAGCGTAAATTTCACAAAAGTTACCGATCGGGGCATTTTGTAGGAAAAGGTAATGCAGTTGCATTGCTGGTCAATAAAACTGCGTATTTGAGGGCTTTTGACAGAATATTGTCAATAATTGTGTTTAACAGGCTAATTTGTGTCGTTAAACAAGCATTAACCGTTTTATGTATCTCATTAGATACAAATTCTAGTAGTAATGTCTAGAATACGATACATCTGCTCTTTCGGTGAACGAACCTAGCCTACCTAGATTCGCCTTCATCTGCTCCATCGGAGTTACAGAACCCGTCAGTCTTTCGAGGCACAGGCACTAACTTCGCCACCTGTATTGCGCTGTTTCAGCCTCTTACCCTTCTAGTAACGCTTTACTGCTCCTGAGCCGCTACGATGTCGTTAGAGCCGCCAGCACAGGAAATACAACTATACCTTACAACTCCACTTCTTTGCAAGCCCATCTGCCGTTAGGTTGCTTGTACCAGCCGAGAATGAGTATGCGCCACTTACTGCGTATGAGTTCTGGCAGGTATTCAGACTCGCTAATCTTTTTAACCCTACTGCTCATATTGGATTTGCTAGTGATCTGAACGCCTACCGTTTCCCCATTACCTACAGCCAATATATCGAATATATGGAATAGGTCTTTCTTGCGTCTGGTGAAAGCATTGTAGGACTCTACTATGTCGCACTTATAGCCCCTAGACTCCAGCAAAGCCACCGTACGGCTATTTTGGCTATTAGCCAAGGTCTTGCTCGGTTAGGCGGCCTTCTGAGGCTTCCACGATCTTCTGATGCCATTTAGCCGGTATGCCGTTACGCATCTTCCAGGCATAGGCCGTTACATACTTAACCCCTAAGATTTGGCATAGATTCTTGATTGAGCCAAATTCAGCCATTAGTTTTTCAAATGCGGTCATGGTTTCTCCTATGTAGACTTTTATTCTACACCCATGCAAAAAAACAACAAAGTGCGTAAAAGCAACATTAGGGTTTGTCCTAGTCTAAAGTAGTTGCAAATCTCTACATTTGTAGATTAGTATGGATTCATGCAGTACAGATCAACCACTCGTGAAGGAGTAACAAAGATGAACGATATTAAATGGATTCAAGAAGCCCTTAAATGCACATTGGCAACTGCCCAAGCTATTGAGGCAGTAATGTATGACTACCTAAACCCACCTAACTATTCAGAGTCTAGCCTACGCACTTTAAAGCGTGACTTTCTAATGGTTGCTGAACTTGCCAACATTGAGGTGAAATAATGAAAGACATTATTTTAGGCGGTATTTTTGGGGCAGTAATTGTGTTCTTTGTGGCAGTTGTTTATGGCTTCCGTGTAGGTGCGCTATGAGCTACAACAACAACAACTACTACGAACCAGAAGATGATACATACACGCTGGACTTGCAAGAGCGCATTTACGATGCCGTCAAGACCGATCCTGAGTACGACCCATCCGATATGTTTAAGTGGGGCGAGGCTATCCAGCAAAGTTGCAACGATACCGAGCTACAGTCGTTTTTGCGTGATTGCATTGAAAAGAAAGACTGGGAGAAGTTAGGCAGAAAGTTGTACTACCTATCTTTTGAGTACCAAGAAAACGCAGCAGAATACCATTTAACCAAGTGAAGGGGAAAACCATGTCAGTATTTATCAAGCTAAACCAAGCACGAATTAAGCTACAGAATACCGAGCTTACAAAGTCGGGCCATAACAAGTTTGCAGGGTATCGTTACTTTGAGCTAGGTGACTTTTTGCCTACTGTACAGAATATCTTTGCCGATCTAGGACTCTGCGGCATTGTGTCCTACGGCACAGAGATAGCCAGCCTGACCATTGTGGACACGGAAGATAACAGCAATATTGTTATCACTAGCCCAATGGGATCTGCGGCCTTGAAGGGTTGCCATGAGGTGCAGAACATTGGCGCAGTAGAAACTTATCAGCGTAGGTACTTGTGGGTTACTGCAATGGAGATTGTAGAACACGATGCGCTGGACTCGTCTGAGCCGCTAAAGCCTGAGTTGCCGGTAGATTACTACATTGGCAATTTACAGGCAGCAGAAAGCCCTGCCGAACTCCGAACCGCCTACGCTCTATCTTACCCTAAATTCAATGGCAGAGCAGATCAGGCCAAGTTAGTTGCAGCTTATGAGCAGATGAAGGCGATGCTAAATGAAACTAGCACAACAGCAACCTGATAATGTATGTTCAGAATGTGGAAAAAAATGGGGGACACACAGACCAAAAGACCATCACTACAGAATATGGGTGGACAAGTGCGATGTGTGTTCCGATACCAGAGCCGTATGCGATGCTTCAGAATATGGATATTTAAAGGAAGGCTGGGATGGTGGAAAGGAAATTCTGTACTAGTTGCCAGGTGGAAAGACCAGCTAGTGATTTTAAGTTGGTAAAGACTGGGCCAGTTAATCGGTGGCGATGTGGAGTCTGTCTTGCTAGGCAGGCTGAACAAAAATATAAAGGTAAGAAAAAATGACCAATAATTATGTGTACACAAAAGCAGGAACAGACATTACGATCCGTTGGGCAAAGTTGTATAACTATGTTCCGGCTAGTGAGCAAGAGTTTTACAAAAAGAAATGGGCTGACTTTCGTGCGATCTGCAACCAGTCTGTAGAGGATATTGCGCCTAAAGCGCAGCAACCAGTCGCCATTTACCAATGGAAGCGAAAATGATAAATAAACATTGCCTGGAGGCGTTTAACAAGCTAGAGCAATCTTTGTACCATCCGCAGGAATACTTTGCGCTGGGATGGAACGCTGCGATAGATGCCATGTCTGCTGAGTTTGCTAAAAAATGGGAGTTGGATGAGATTTCTGATGTACCATTTATAACCCAGCCAATCAACGAATCTTTGGAAGATAAAGAATGAGCCGAGATTATTCAGAAGTATATTTAGATATTGTCAGAACCCTAAGAAGTTTTTATAACCACGAAATAAAGGGCAACGCAGAGGCAGCGCAAAAGGCAGCAGTACGAACTAATGAACTAGCAAAAGAATTGTTGGAGGCGGTCAAATGATTGAGCAAGGAAGTGCTGAATGGTTGGCAATTAGGCTTGGCAAAGTAACCGCTAGTCGGATTACAGATGTTTTGGCTAAAGGTAAGTCGGGCGAGGCCGCTACGAGGGAAGATTACCGCACAGAATTGGTAGTCCAAAGGCTTACAAACGAGCCAGGCGAGGCTTTTACCAATGCGGCAATGGAATGGGGTACACAGACCGAACCAATGGCTAGGATCGCTTACGAGGCCCATGCTAATGTATTTGTAGAACAGGTTGCTTTTGTAGATCATCCTACGATAGAATGGTTTGGTTGTAGCCCAGACGGACTGGTTGGCGAAACTGGTTTACTAGAGATTAAATGCCCAGCTAGTAAAACGCATATTAAGTATTTGTTGGGTGGCAAACCGCCTGCAAAGTATGTGCCGCAGATGCAATGCCAAATGGCAGTAACAGGTAAAGAATGGTGTGATTTTGTAAGCTACGATCCACGCTTGCCGGAAGATTTGCAGTTGTTTGTAGTGCGCCTTGAAAGAGATGAGGAATACATTAAGGCGATGGAAGCGGAAGTAGAGAAATTCCTCGGTGAAGTGAGTGAGATGTATTCTAAATTAAAGGAAATAAATAATGGCTTATGAACCAAAAGAAGGTAGCGGATCACTATTTAAAAATGATCGCAAAGAGAAACCAACCCATCCTGATTATGCTGGAACAATCATGGTCAATGGCAAAGAGCATTGGCTAAGTGGTTGGATCAAGGAAGGTAAGAATGGCAAGTTCTTTAGCATTGCAATTGGCAAGGAAAAAGAGCGTAGCAACTTTAAGGCCAAGGGCGATGACGAAATGCCTAAGCATACGATTGATGACGATTTAGTGCCATTCTGAGGAGAATGATATGAAAAAGATAACTATTGGATTGGTAACATATATGTTACTCATGGGCGTAGGATATGCCTGCCAAACACAGACAATTATTGTCAATGGCAAGCTAACTACTTGTACGGTCTGCGGCAACATTGTGACTTGCTTCTGATATGCAACAACAAGTCACCGACCTGGTATTAAAGTTTCTAAGGCAAGGCTTTACGATTGAGCAGATAGAGCAGGCGTTTGTAGCGGAACTAGAAACAATCCGTAAATCAGCGCCAATGCTAAAGGCCCAGAAAGAAGCTGCTTTAGCCCCATAAACCCACTAAGAGATAGGCTGCAATCCTTCACAAGTTTTCTGCTAGTTCACTTCCTATCAAACTAGCGCCACTATGAATGAAAACCAAAAAAAAGTGAGCGATGATTACCGCACAAACTGGGATGCAATCTTTAAGAAAGCCGTTCAGTCAGAAACTCCACAACCTGTACGATCCACCAGCGAGGGAAGCGGTGACGAAATGGGTAAAGATGAAGTGGGGACTGGAGTGTAGGGAAAACCCTAATGTGTATGGAGTAGATTTGCTCGTATATAGAGCAGATAAGCTAGTTGGTTATATTGAAGTAGAAGTTCGTAGCTGGGATTACTGCCACTATCCCACCATTCATTGTGCGC